ATTTTTGTGCCAATAATGATGCTAGATTCTTCGCATCCTCTGAACTTAGATATAGCGTTATATCTGTCGCTGATCGAAGTACACCCCTCCAAGAATTGGACGTTTCCTCCAACCAACTTTTCCAAGGTTCTACCGTGGTCAAGTGATTTGGTAAGGATAAGGATACGAGCTTTTGGGTTTTTTGATTTGATTCCATTTACAATGTCCGCAATTATTTTGTTTCTAGATTCATTATTAACAACAAAAGTTTCATAAACATCTTGGAAACTCATATCCTCATCTGCTCCACTAGCAGAGTAGGATCTGTTAATAATCTGTATTATAGGCTTGGTTAGCGTTCCTGCTTCAATAAGATTTGCTGTGTCTACAACTTGAATAACCTTACCCAAAGCACCTTCAAGATTGTATCTTGGTATGTTGTCACTGGGTGGCGTAGCAGTAAATCCAAAACGATAGGCAGCATTGGGAAAACTTCTGATAGCGGCCAAAGTCTGTTTTCCATTAGCAAACTCATGGCACTCATCAATCATCAGAACTTCGGCAGATTCTAAGTGCGTGTCAAGTATTCTATCTATACTTTGAATAGTACAGAGCATTATATCTCCATAAACATAACCCTCTCCAAAGCATAAACCTATATCTTTAATACTGCAAGATTCAGTAAGGAACTTGTAAGTTTGAGTTAATAGTTGCTTGGCATTAAATAGGATGACCATTTTTCTGCCTCGCAAAGCTTTAATTAGACCAGCCATTATCAAGGTTTTTCCTGAACCAGTAGGGGACTTTATTATCGCACGATGCTGTTCTAAACCAGTTCTTATAAGTTTTTCTTGATAATCGTAATATTTAAACTTATCAAAACTAAACTCTAAGTGATCAAAACTGATACTTTTAGAATTATCCTCATATATAATTTCAGGAATGCAATTTATCTTTTTAAGATCCTCAAGTATTCTAGGTAATAAGCCAGTCTTAAACAGCCCTGTATTAGAAATAAATCTAATTTTACCATCCCAATGCCGTCGTTTATAAGCCATAGAATACTCAGATCCAGGCTCCTTAAAAGCATATAATTCACATAATGCTTTTAACAGATCTGGATTATCTGTATCTATTCTAGAATTTAAAGTATCGACATAGATTTTCATTACACTATTATAGTTTATACATATGTATAGGAGTTTTTTTTATGAATATGCCACAACAAAATGATTCTGCGAAACAGCAAATAATTGACGATTTACTTAAGGAGGCTCCCTCAAATGAAGCTATAGAGGTCGAGCTACCATCGGAAGGTAGGGTATATCAATTGGAGGATCCAACAGCCCCCATAACAATTAGACCCATGACATTCGATGACGAAAAAAGTCTAGTGAATGCTTCAAAGAACAATCAAGATCCCACGAACGTAATCTTACAAAGGTGCGTTACTAATATTAAGGTTCAAGATCTTCTCCAGATGGATAAGCTATTCCTATTAATGAAACTTAGAGAAATTTCATATGGAGATGACTACAATACCCTACTAATCTGCCAACACTGCAAATCTGAAAACCTTACCACAGTTAAACTTTCTCAACTTAATATAAACCCAGTTCCAGATGATTTCTGTGATCCAGTAGAGGTACTTCTTCCAGATATTAAGAAGAAGGCTAAAGTAAAGTTACCCAGAGTTAGAGATGAAAAGGTCATGGCAGATTCTACTACCATTTTTGATCAACTTTGGAGATTTGTACAAGAAATAGAAGGTTATACAGATAAATCAATTATTGCGGCTGTAGTAAATAAATTACCAATTAGAGACGTTAGAACCATTCTAAATGCCATAAAAACCGATTATGGCATAGATACAAGAATTAAATTCGCCTGTAAAGATTGTGGAGGGGTATCAGTTGTAGAACTACCAATTACCGCAAATTTTTTCAACGTGAGCTAGAAGAAAGTTTAAATTTAAATAATCTTCTTCTAGAAGCCTATATATTGGTAAATAAGGGTCATTTTAGTTACTCTGATGTGAAGAGTATGACTAGGATAGAAAGGCTATTATTTGTACAGCACTTAAAAGACGATATAGAAAGACAAGAAGATGCAATTAAACGGAGTAGATCTAGTAGATAGACATAATAGACCAACAGTTATCCAAAGAGTGGCTTTACGAGCTTTCTTTATTAACGATGGTGAGTATTATGATCCTTACGAAATTAGTGGAGTTACAGTATTTAGTAAATCTGATAATTTTAATCCAAATTCCGTAGTTGATGAAAACTTAATATCTACGAGTATAACCTCTTCTCAAATTATCATGCATTATAATCCATCAGGACAAGATGGAGGATTTCCTGCACAAGATCCTAGTGGATATAAATTCGTAGGTCAAGGAACTGGTCCAGTAAGCCGTCTAGCTGCTAGTGGTGTATACAGAACTGGAGTAGGTCAATATGTTTGTGTATTACGACCAGATATTGCAGGTATATATACATTACATGGATCCTCTGTTACTATAAATTATACATCTGATGATGCTGTTACTGGAGACTTTATAGATTGTTGGACAGTTAAGTTTGCTGATGGTTCAAATTATCAAACTTTCATAAATGATTTTAGTCTTTATGAAGATACATTCTTCAGCGTAACTCAACCAATAATATTTACAACAAATAATACTTTATTAAATAAAAGGCTAACATTAAGCTCAATAGAAACTCTTAAAATTACTACTGATATAACAATTCAAAATAGAGACATTGACGATAGTATAAAAAATTTATTTAAAGATTCTGCATTAACAAATGCTCAAATAAAGATTGAAAAAGTAAATGAAGATTCAACAACATTACCAGCAACAGTAGAGGTTTCTGGATTCTCCAATACTAGTTCTACCATAGATATTACTTCAGATAATACTATTTTATTCAAGTTTGATACTACAAAACTTGCAACTCACCCACAAGTAGCAAACTTCGGAGGTCTTACAGGAACCTATAGATTAATTGCAAAATATAACTTAGTGGGTGATACAGTAATCACAAAACCATTCTATTTTACAATAAGTTAATTTCACTCATAACTTTATAATCAAAATTATACAGCGAGCTTTTCTCGGTAACCCACTGAGGAAGGCTCACTCCCTTTATATGAGCATCATTCCAATCCTTGCACTTGTTTGGAAGATCACAGACATAGAAAGGATTCATACGACGCTCCTTTCGTAGTCTTTCAAATGCTTGAATACCTCTTTTACCTGCTGCGTCATTATCAAATCCTAGGATAATCTTACCTTGGAATGTTGATAGGATTTCTGCCTGACGGGGACTAACGGTATTCTTCATGGTGGCTGTAGCATTTACACCTTGAAGCTGTAGAGAGATAGCATCAAGTGGGCCTTCACAAACAACTAGATGATCAGCATCTTCATCGTAGGGATACAGTATCTCAGATGGGTTGGGAGCTATCTCAGTTGAAGGATTAAGATACTTGGGTCGCTGATCTCCAGTAGCACGGGCTTGGAAATAGAACACGACACCATCCTTACTAAACGGAATGATAATTCTATCTCTGAACTTTCCATCCAAGCATAGGTAGTATTCTGGTCTTGTATCATTTGATTCATTGAAAAGCTTTCTACTAAAGAGGATATTCCATGCGTTCAATATCTTAGGGTCTTCGGAGAATCCAGACGCAACATTAAGTGGTATTAGACTATCAGTATCAAGTTCTAGCTGACGCTCCTCCTTAACGATATCAGGAATTGTATCGTCACCAAGGAAACAGAAGTTCTTAACTAAGAGATCCTTGTAAGCCTTGAAGTAGGGGAGATTTTCAGCTTCTGCGTAGAATCTGACGAAGTTTCCTGTACGTCCAGTCTTGAAGCACTGCCATAGACCACTATCTATATTAATGCTCATGTGTCGCTTATAATCGTTTTCGATAAAAAGCGACTCCATTATAAACTCTCGGCCATTAGCAGATAGTTTACCAATATTGGAAAAATTCTTGGTAATGTAGTCTCTAATAAACTGAGGTGCTATATTGTACATACAAACTATTTCCGAATCTAAGTATCAAACCTTTAAACAGTGTAAATTGAAGTATCGTTACCGCTACGTCGATAGGCTTCCTGAACCTGAAGACTCAAACACAGACGCGCTGCACTTTGGATCTTATGTCCACAAGATCTTTGAGAACGGAGTGAACGCAAAGTCTCAAGAGGAGTTAGTTCGGATAGCTGAAGAGGTAAGGGGTTCATACAGCGTATCAGAGAAGTACGATGGCAAAGATTTAAAGTGTATAGAGAATTTTGTTAAGTTCAATCAACAACTTAATGAAACAGTTGCCACAGAGCTTACGTTTGAAGTTGAGGTTAAAGATGACATTACCTTGAATGGCGTAATTGATAGAATCGTCAAAGGTAAGGATGGCGGCTATTTAATCATCGACTACAAGACTTCCAAGAAAGAGAAGTCTAAGGTTGAACTATATCAAGATTCTCAGCTTAAGGGTTATGTATATGCTGTAAGCAAGCTATACAATGTGCCTTATTCAAATATTATTGCAGCACACTACTATCCTCTTACTGGATCTTTTGTCCATGTCCAATACTCTGTGCCTCAGATTGGATCCCATCTTAAGGCTGTAGTAGATGAGGTCTGGAAGATTCGTAAGTGCAAGATGGAGGATATGAAGCCTAACCGTAACGATTTCTGTAACTGGTGCGCTTACAAGTCGGCGTGCCCAGAATTTAATCCAATAAACGAGGTTACAAAGAAGGTAGAAGAGCTAAAGGCTAAAAAGGCTTCTTCGGATAAGACCCATAAATAAATGGGTAGTATATTTGTATGTCTACAGACTCAAAAAAGTTTTGTACTTGATCGTGTGAATACTTACACTTTTTTGTTAGAAAATTATATAGCATTTCTAGTTTTATTGGTTTTTGTCTATTCATAGAATCCAATATTTTAAATTGGAAATGCTTTATGAATTTTTCTGAATACTTATGTCTCCATCTTTCTACAAAAGAATAGCTAAGTGTTTCATTTATTAAATCTAGAAAGTCTATTAAGTCTGTATCTATATTACTCATTATTATTTATCTTTTAGTATATAATATATACAATATGGCAATTTTTACAAAGCAAATCCAGAATTTTTTAAAAAGCATACAGGCTGATCCTGAAAAGGAGGTATCTATTGTCCAGAAGTCTATATCCTGTGCCAATCCAGGGGATGTTACTTTTTTTAGATATTCTTTAGGAACAGGCAAGGGTAGCCGATCTATGAGGATGGTGTTAGTTGTCCAGCCCATAGTTAAGGAGGCTAAAACAGGTAACTTATTATTAACAGGCTTTAAGTTACCTGATAACGGTACTTTTACCCCAGACTCATTAGATGATCTATATAAAAATAAAGGAATACCTAAAGAAAACTATAGAACTTATATTTTAAATAAAATTTATGGATCCCTGCACGTTATTAAGTCTAAGAAAAAGACAAAGAATGATGAGATACTAGAAAAGAAAGTAAACAATGGCAGTACCAGCACTACCACTAATATTAGCTCTTGAAGGGTTAACCAAAACTTTAACTGGTATTAAAGACCAGTTTAAGGCTGCTATGGATTTTGCTGATAAGGCTCAGAAAAGTTCTTTAGCTTTAGGAAAAACTTATGAGCAGACTAGAAAAGATCTTGGCGGAACAATGCAAGGTCTTAGAGGTGATATAACTCAAAAATTCCAAGCAGGATTAGCTGGACTAGAAGAAGGTTTACAAGGAAATACCGCAGGAGTAGCTAGACTAATAAATCAGCAACAAATGACGGGTACTAGCTTTGCCAATACAGCAAAGTCTATGGCTAAATTAGAATCGTCTTTGGGATTATCCAGAGATCAAACAAACGTATTGGCTAATAGTTTAATAGCTACCAGCCAGACATGGAATATAAGCACAGATAAACTTGTTGACGCAATTGATGCACTTGCAGCAACATTCCCAGCACAAGATTTAGCAGGAATGGGTGATAAGGTTGTTGGGGCTGTAGCCAGTCTTCAAGCAGAATTAGGTCCACAGTTAGCTGGTCCATTAAATGCAGTTATGAAAGCAGTGATGGATACTTCTCAAGAAGGATATGCTTCTTTAGTTAGAATGGGTATTGGAGATATTAGAGAAAGACTATCGGCTGCAAAGAATCAAGAAGAAGCACTAAAGATTTTAAAAGAAGGTATACAAAGAGCAGCAAATAATGTTCAAGTTCTTGCTGGAGGAGCTGATAAATTCTTTGGTCAAATAGGAGTCGCTCAAAGAGTTATGGGTGCGGCTTCTTTAGATTTTACAACAGTAGCTAAGAACTTTGGTAAACGGATTGGTGATGAACAAAAAGCTGCTAGAGATTTTGGACAAACTCTTGAGAACTTAAAAAATGAAATATTCACTCCATTCCAAGAAGGTTTAGCAAATGCTTATCCATTTTTAGTTAAACTAGCTGATGTTTTTTCTGCTGTTGTTAATGTAGTTGGAACAAGGTTTAGAGAGTGGACAGATACTTTAGGAGGTAGTGGAGAAACTATAAAAAATTGGCAGTTAAAGATTATTGATTTTGCACGGTGGGCATTACCCAAGTTAGAAAATGCTTTTACTTTTGGTGCTATATTTATTGAAAAAGGTATTCCATTAATATTAGATAAAATAGAAGAAGGCTTTTATGAATTTATTAGACCTGGAGGAGTGTTAACTCAACTAAAATCAGGATTTTATTCATTTTTAGCCGTTATGTCCGATGCACTACAATTTTTTGCTACAGGTGCTGCTGATGATGCACTTATGAAAGCAGAAGCAGAGTATGACTTAAGAGTGCAGCAACTTGATGCAGAGGTAGAAGCTAATAAATTAAATACTTATGAAAATATGAAGAAGGGGCTTGTAGGATCAAAAGATACAACCAGCCCACTTGGGTTAGTAATGAAAGAGGCAGCCGACGCAGTGAAGGCAAATGGAAAAGAACAAGAAAAGATGCTTAATAGATTAGAAAAATTAAGAGAGAGCGTAGTAGCTGGTCAACCATTAGCTAGAGAAGGAAACGATTCTTTAGAAGAAGCTAAAAAAAGATTAGCTAATATTGATGGTAAAACAGCAGACATGAATGCAACACAATCATCATTTTTAAAAGACTCTACAATGTCTATAGCATCAACTTTGGAAAGAATAGTGGGTGTTAGATCTGGTGATACTTCTGAGGAACTAATAAAAACCTTACAAAAACAAATTGAAATACAAACTGAAACTTTAGAAAATCAAAAGAAAGCTACTGAATATGCAGATATTAATAATAGATTAATAGCTGTACAAGGTACACAGACAGTAGGTATTAAGAATCAGTCTGGGGGTAGGAAAAACTAATGTCTAGATTTATAATTGATAGAAAATTACCTGAAAGAAGTAAGCTTCAATTCTTTTTCCCTGTTGCCGCAAAAGGCAATAAATATTACGTCGTAGAACTTCCTTTCTATGAAAACATAAAAATCAAAGAAGATAAAAAAGCACGCTATCAGAAATACTCGCTTATCTCAAGATCTAGTAATTTATATTCTTATTTAGGAGCAGATTCCAGAGAGCTTTCTCTTGATTTTAATATGACCTTACCTCATATATTAGAAACTTATTCTAATATAACACTTGATAGATATCTAAATTATTATGATCTAGATAATACAAATACTCAAAGAGAGCGGGATAAGTTTTTAAATCCTCTAAAACCTAAAAAAACTCCTGAAGGTATAGCATATAGATTAGGTACAACTTATACAAAGTCTTTAGCAAAAGAATCTGCTAGGTTTGTTTTACAGAATGCTTTGTATAGATTAAATTCACAAGAAAGAGAATATTTTAGTAATAAATATGGAGTAGAAGCAGAAGTTAATAAACTAAGAGTTGCTAGTAATTTTCCTGAAATAAGTTATATAAAAACTACTGATGTTCAAACAAAATCAAATCCTGATCCCTTATCATTAGATCCAAAGTATAAAATAATAGATACGATTATATACTGGACTAATATAATAAGATCTAGCGTTGTAAATAATGCTATGAATCCGATATATGGTCCCCCAGTAATAAGACTAAGACATGGGATAATGTATCAAGATATTCCTTGTATATGCACTAGCTACAGTATTGATTTTGATGAAGGAGCAGGGTATGATATTGATACTCTTCTTCCTAGATCTATAAAAATAAGCTTAAAGCTAGAAGAATTTAGAACGGGTGATTTTACAGAATTTAATCCAAGAATTCAAGCAAATTCTATTAAGAGAGATAACTTAGCAGGATGGGAAGCTGTCTTGTTAAAAGAAACTCACTCGATGGATCCTGGATACTCCGATATTAGATAAGGTGATTTATGGCAACACTAGGGAAAGATAAAGGACCGTACAGTTTAGATGCAACAACTGTAACTCATAGGAGTGCTAAAGTAACTACTATATTAAATTCTCCCGTATATGATCAACTCCTACAAAATATAGAAACTGTCTATGATTATGATGTAGGGTATGTTCCAGATGGATATCAACACAGACCTGATCTAATATCTAATGTATTCTATGGTAGTCCTAAAAACTGGTGGCTACTAATGTTAGTTAATAACATCTCTGATCCTTTTGAAGGTTTTTATCTTAATCAACAAATAAAGATTCCTAAGCTATGATGGTCCCAACAGGAAATGTTATACTCGGATTTGATTATGCATCAATGACGAGATTTTTAAATGAGGCTTATTCTTATGAAAGCCTTGTTAAGGATTTAACTAAAGGAGATTCAGATTTATTATTATTTAATAATGAAGCTAATCCAAACTTTATATCATTTGAACATTCTTTAGCCGTTGATGGAGAACCTGGATTTAAAATAACTTTCATTGATCCTAATCAAGAATTTGAAAATAGATTTATACAAGGTGGAATGTTTAATAGGATCGCTGGTTCTGTTTATAACAAAGACGTAAAAAGTATAACAGATACCTATGGAAAAAAAAGATCTAAAGAAGTATCACAAACTTTATCAAAATTTGATAGATCTTTTTATTCAGAATTAGCTACTAAGCTAGAACAAAATAATACATTAAAAGAAATTTATGTTATTTATGGAACTGGAAATAATTTAAAACTATGGTCTGGTCCTCATAAAACATACTTCACTAACGTAGATATTTCCCCAGTAGGAGCAGGGGCGAGAAAAATAACTTTATCATTACAAGCAGTTCAAACTCCATTATTTGATAGACAAGGTGCATTTAATGAAAAAGTAGATCTTAACTTAGCTGGATTGAGTATAAGATGTAATGGAGCTTCTCAACCTATTGTTATAAAGAATTTTCCTAATTCAGTATATGATACTTCCTTAAATTTTAAAAAAGCACAAAAAATAATTGATCAAGTTGAATCTTATAAAACGGAAGAAGAGCAGATTCTTTCTGAATCTGGATTTGAAACTTTAGTTAATACTATAAAAAGCGTGGATATTCATAGCATAGTGGTAGATGCTATAAGGAACTATATCCAATCTGCAACTAGAAATAAAAATGTAATAGTATTAATTCCAAATATTAATACAGGATGTAGAGAGTTTCTTCTTTACTTGGCAACGACATTTAGGCACCAGTCAAATTCAGAGGTTGCAGCCAACAAAGCTAAAGGAACTTTAACAGGATCTTGTCAAGCTAGTATGAATAATTCTATTTATGATAAAGAATTTGAAACACTAGGAAATTTAGAAGGATTTATAAGATCTTGCCTATTAGAATTAGGAATTGAATTAGATTGTATTAATAAAGAAACCACTAGTATATCAAATGTAGTAACTATACCTCATGGTCAATACGGGGTACATAAGTTATATTCAGAATATCCTAATTCTTATCAGAGATTTAAAAATTATTATAATAGACAATTTACAGCAATTTTATCTGAAGTGTCCAATGAAGGATTACCTGACCATTATGGTAAAATAAAAAAAGTTTTTGATTTAATTCAGGAAGCTTCTAAAGGTAATTACAGTCTTGAATTAGAAATAATAAATGAAACTCAATTACAAGTTTTAGATTTTTGGTCTAAAGGTAACGGAAAAATAAATCCTTCTGATTATCCTACTTTTGGTGGTTACGATAAATTTAATGAGAAAACTGAAGCCATAATTGTTGGAGATAAAGGCTTAATTGCTGAATATCTCTATGGTAATGTTAATTTTGATCAAAAACAAGAGAGTATAGATTCTTTAATGCTAGAATCAGTTTTAACAGAACTCAAAGCTGATGATCTTCTTCAAGGAAATAAATTTCAAAATACTATTAGTCGTAGTCCTTTTCAATCTAATGTAACTCTTCAAGATTTGGAAGATGCGAGTCAACTAGATAAAGAATCAAGAAGCCTAAAAGCTTCAACATTAGATGTTGTTCCTTTACATCCTTTGGATAAAATAATTCTTTTAGATAAGAGATATCAAGGTGGAATTAAAAATGTTTTATATATCCCAATAACTGGAACAGGTTCATTTGGGGACATTTCATTTATTCCAGATGAATTCGCATATTCTGATGCTAACTTTAGTGAAAAACAAAAAAATGAAATAAGACAAAGTGGTATCCCAGTATTCAGATACAATCTAGAAAATCCAAATGTTTTAGATCTTAACATAAAGATATCTGATTCTTATACCTCTATGTTAAAACTTGGATATAGTAAAGTTATAGCTAGAAAAGCATCAGCTACTATTGAAGGATTATTACCAGAAGGCATTGGATCTTTTCCAATACAAACAAAAGAAGAAGCTATATTATTTCTAAGAAAAAAACAGTTTTCTACTTCTATGGGTAATGAAGAAAGAAACAAAGTTGTTCAAGATTTAATAAAAAAGTTTGATCCTGATTTTGTAAAAACATTTTCAAATAATGATCCTAACAAAGCTGCTCAAGTAATTGTGGCTTTATTAGATGTTTTAGAAAAAGTAGATTATAAACAATTTATAGAAATTGGTCAGCAGGAACCATCTAATCCAGTGTCAGTATTATCAGAATTATTTTTTGATTTATATCAAAAATGCACAGATGTTACAATAAAAACTTTACCAACATTTCACATATCAAGAACATCGGACATAGTATCAACTCACTGTTTATTGTTAGCACAAGATGTTCCAATATTAACTACTAATAAACCAGAAAGAAGTCCTTTGAACACCTTTATGACTGGTCAGTATAAAATTGTAGGATTTAGACATATTATTGATTCGACTCAAGGATTATACTCAGAATTTAATTTAGTAAAACCTGTTGCAGGTTTAGGTGTCGTATGAACAATAAAATAGATCAAGTAATATCTTTAGCAGAAGTTAGAGATAGAGTCGATCCTTATAGAAATGGATCTTTCCTAGCCAGTATAGATTACTTAGGTAATATTGAAGAAAGAGTTTATTATATAAGTCCTTACGGATCTAATACCGAAGGAGCTTTCATAGCTATTCCAGAAGTAGGAACTCAAATTTTAGTTTGTAAGCCACATGGGACTGGGACATGGTACTATCTTGGAACTACTTTTAAAGAAGCAGAACAAGAGAATGTTATAGGGGGTGGCATAGTTCCTGACTCTGGAATATCCCAAGTCTCTAGAGTTGATCCATTTATGTATAGAGCTAGAGGAATACCCATGAGGTACTTATTCCGAAGCCCTAGCCAAGCAGGTTTAACCATTTCTGAGGAGTATAACCCAGAGTTTATAAACAAGTACACTCAGTTAAAATCTACAGTTAATAAGACCGTAACACTTAACGACAGTCCCGAAATTGATTCAATTATAATTGATTCAGGTAATGGAAGTAAGATTACTTTATCGGATGATCCTAAAGGACAGGCTGTGCCTTCCAGAGCTATTCAGGTGGAGACTGTTGGACCTCAGAAATATATTAATTATGAATCCCAAACCGATATGGTTGTTTTGGATGGAGGTAGAGAGCTTCAATTACTAAATAACGCTAATGGCACCGAATGGGGTGATGGAGCTATTTGTGGTAATGTTAATATTCAAAGTAAGTGGAAAGATGTAAATATTTTTACTCAGGCTGAACAAGGTAGAATATTCATAGAATGTTTAAATGAGTCTGGTAGTAATCAGCACATAGTTATAGAAACTAACGGGGCTGGGGGTAGCATAGTTATAAAAACTAATGGTAATGTCATAGTTGACGCTGGTCAAAGTATTAACCTAAACGCCGCTCAGGGAGTAAATATTAAATGTTCTAAGTTTAGCGTAGACTCTAATACTGTAGAAATAAAAGGATCTGGTAATGTTAACATAGATGGATCTAAAATTAATCTAGCTATGGGTGCAAGCCCAACAGCACCTGTAACAACTGGTCAGGTAAGTACATATGAAAATACTGGAATAACTACATATGATAAGTTAGGATAGAGGTTTAAATGGCATCTTTTGATCTAAACACATTTTTAAGAGTACAAGGACAAACAGGCACAGGGGCTATACAAGCTCTAGGTATGTCTTTTGGTTTACCTAGTTGCTTACTTAATTTAACTGCAAACTTACTTAGACTATTACCAAGTTCTATTTTAACAGATCTTAGATCTCAAGTATTAGCTGGAAAGGCTAAGGCTAATGAGATTACTAGAGAAGTATTTAAGAAGATAATGTTAGATACTGGCATCATTGAATTTGATACTGAAACTGGTACTTTTAAATTTGGGTCTGATACATCTTGGATGGGTATTGATGAGAATAGCTCTCAATCAAATAATGATCTTGCGGGGTTGTTAGCAGCCTTTCAATACGCAGCTTCCGTTGGTGCTCAATTATACCAAAACTATACCAATATAGTAAATGAGATAAATGCTATAAAAGAATGTTTTGATAAACTTAGCACTGTTAATAAGTTTAAATCAGGTACATCTGGAGCATCTAGAAGTCCTGCTAGAATAGCAACTACATATGCTGGAGATAAAGCAAGATTAGAAAAGACAGCCACATTCCTTACTCAAGCTGATGCATTAATTAGTAACATTGATACTATCTTAGCTGAGAGAGAAGCTAATCCAGAACTTGAGCCTAAGATTTCAGATTGTTCAGAATTTAATGAGTTCTTATCAGGAACATCTTTCTGTAGAGCCACAATAGAGGATCCAGAGGTAGAGGCCGAATCTAGAGAAGGCGTATTTAGATTAACATACGGTCCACCAATTTCTGTTAATGGACAATATGTGTTAACCACTGATGGTCTTTACTATGACTCACGAACAGGAGGACTCGATCCAGCCTACGCAGCTATATCAGGAATCGTAGCTGTTGGAGATGAATGGAAGTATAATTACGATCCTAATTTAGGTGGTAAAGGTCAAGCTGTATCTTTAAATGCTTTAAATAAATACAAAGACAATTTATTTGATCCCGAAATAATAGACGATAGCAGAGCTTTACAAGCTTACTACGATCAAGATGATTTCTTATTACTTTTGAAGAGACAGCGTGATAAGCAGATGTTGGATTTATCATCTGAACTTGTAAGATTTATTGATGCTGGTGAAGCTACTTCTGTGATAACAAATCAAAGACAGTTAATGATTTCTCAATTAACTGCACACAACGCAAAAATAAATAAACGTAAAAAACAAATAGAAGTTGCAATCAAGGCTCCTCAAATATATGGAGGACAAACGACTCCATTGTTTGCTCCAGGAGAAGTCCCTATAAACGATTTCTCTTATTTAGCTGATAGTGATGTTTCAGTAGATCTAGAAAGACAAAAAGCATTAACATTCAAGCAGGGAGATGTTGATGGAATAATATTACCAATAAATGCAAGATTTGTGCAACCTGCGTCAACATCTCCATTACGATTAGATCACTTAAGAGTTCCTACAGTTGGTAAAGGAAGTATTCTATATTCACCTTCGGGAACAAATGGAGCATCAGTCCTATCTTTAACAGATGAAATAGTTACAGATGGACTATTCGCAGTTTATAATTTCTTAGAAACTGAAATATCTCTACCTTCTTCGTTATTATACAAGAGTGAAAATAATGCAGGAGTAGGTAATTATAACAATGCTCAATTAGTAGGAGCGTCTAAGAGATCTGTATTCTTCTCAGGATTAGGAATTCCTTATATCGAAGGTATAGTAAAGAATAGAAGCACAAGCCCAGCAACAGCATCTGCTTTAGGATCATATGTTAGACTCCCTGATACAACTGAATTCAAAGATCTAACTTATTCGCCAAATGGATTTACTTTTGAATGTTGGGTTTATGTTCCTAACATAATGGATGCTGAAGTTGGATGGTTAAGTTCAACAACATCATCTCTTACCAAAGTATTGCTTGGGTGCGAGAACGTAGGAGTTGCTGCAAACTATAGTGCTTTAGATCACACAGGTCAATTAATGGATCTAGACTATTTGAGAAATAATAGAGGCAGTGAAATTGTTAAAGGGCTTTTGTGTGGATTTACTAGAGATAGAAGAATAACTCAGGTATCTTCTGGGTTTAGTAATTTGAATGCTTTAAATGATCCAGCATCATCTCTTAGCTTCTTTATAGCCCCAACACAATCTAGAGATTTTTCTTCAACGTCATTTATAAATAATGATGACTGTCAAGATTACACAACTTTCTATAAAATGAAAGTAGACTTATCCTCCACTGCATTCGGAAATGTGTCTTCTCAATTTGTTCTCGTAGATATTACTTGTGATCCATTAACTGATACGATTAAAATGTATGCTGATGGTTCTTTAGTTGCCACATCATCTATTTCAACTGTATTTGGAGTTAACGAAAAAGATCCAATAGGAGTTCCTACCTTTAAGAAGGGTAACAGTTTTGAGTATTCTACGAGTTCAGTTGATGGTCCCACAGTATTAAAACAGGGTCCAAAACTAAATCCATTCTATACACCTTGGATTGTTGGTGGGGGATATACTGATGGAATGTATCAGTATGGTAACTTTATGGGTGGAAATAGAGGGGGTATAGTTAGCGGTCTAAGAGGACATATAGGAAGTTTAAAATTCTACTCTAGACCCCTAAATAATTCAGAAGTTTTAACTAATTATAAAGCTCAACAAGGTTTCTTTAAAACCATTAAATTATAATGGCAGCTAATCAAACATCTACCATATACGGGAGAGTGCCTCCTGAATATAAAATAAAAGCTCCTAAGTCTCAAAGACAGCAGGTTTTAGGACTAGCGTATCCTTTAGGATCTAATATAGGAGGAGGTTATTTTGCTAGACGCTCAGGTGTCGATATGATTAAGGATGCTGTAAAACAACTCCTACTTACGGAACCTGGAGAACGAGTAATGCTTCCAAACTTTGGTTGCAATTTAAAAAAGTATTTATTTGAGCCTCTAGATGAAATAACCTTTGAGTCTATAAGAAGAGAGGTTGAATTCTCCTTTAATAATTATATCAAAGGAGCTACACTAACTAAACTTGCTGTTATCCCCACTGGAGATTCTGGACCTTCTGGAGGTAACTCATTAGAGGTTATTTTAAGTATACAACTAAATACAAACGAATTAGAAATATTTGATGTTGAGGTAGTTATAACATGAACGTATCTGGAACAATTACATCTGATTTTATGAAGTTGGCTGAGATTCCTTTACAGAAAAGGCCAACTTTAATAAATTTCGCAGCAACTGATTTTCTTACTTTAAGAGATTCATTGATTAATTACGCTAAAGCTGTATACCCAAATGATTATCAATATTTTGTAGAATCAGATTTAGGTATGATGTTTATAGAACTAGCAGCCTACATGGGCTCAGTTCTATCAATGAAAGCAGATATGTTAGCTAATGAAAACTTTTTAGTAACTGCAAAGCAAAGAGCTAGTGTTAAAAAGTTACTAAATTTGATTGGTGTTAGAATGAAGGGTCCATTGAGTGCAGCGTCTCAAGGTAAATTAACTGTTCAAACTACTACATCTTTAGGAGGACAAGTAATTACATTAACACCCTCGCAAAGAGTTATTACTACTACATCCCCTGAAGATGGAGGATCTTTAACTTTTACTTTATACAAAGTTACTAATGGATTAGTTGACAATATAACTAATAATGGAAATATAACTTTAAGAGCAACTCAAGAAGGTAAAGGTGCATTAAAGAATGTTTTTGATAACCTAGTTTTTCAAGAAGGTGCTTTAGTAGAAGAGTCTGGTGATTTTGCAGCAACCGAAGGTGTAAAATCAATAAAATTATTACAAGGTCCAGTAATTGATGGAAGTGTTCAAGTATTTATAACAGATACTACTAAAACAGTTGCTAATGGAGCTTATAAAGAAGTAGAAAACATTTACTTTGCGTCAGGAGTAAATGATAAAATTTTCCAAGTAATATATGATGATGATTATAATGCTACTGTATTGTTTGGTGATAATAGCACTGGGGTAAGTCCATCGGAAAATGCTACCTATAGAGTTCAATATAGAATAGGTGGAGGTACTAGAGGCAATATCCCTAATAACTATATAAATACACTTGTAACTATTTTAGGAAGTAGAACAGCAACATTAACAAATATCTCTAAAGGTACAGGTGGATCAAACGCAGAAACTATAGAACACGCTAAACGATATGCTCCTCTAACTTTCAGGAGACAAGATAGATTAGTTACTTTAGAAGATTATTCTGTATTTGCAAACACGTTTATTAGTAACTACGGAACTGTAGGAAAAGCTACAGCAGCATTAAGAAAAGCTTATTCATCTGCTAACGTAATTGATATGTATGTGCTTGAAAAGGCTTCAGATCTTCAATTACAAAGAGCTACAACTAACTTCAAAACTCAACTTTTAGATGCTATGAATTTGAAGAAGATGGCTACAGATGATTTAGTTATTGTGGATGGTTTAATTAGAACTATAGATTTAGTAGTTACTGTTAGAGTAGATAAAGAACTTGAAAAGAATCAAGATCAAATAAAAGCTAAAGTAAGAGATAGTATTCTACAATACATGAATGTTGACAATAGAGAGTTTGGTCAAGATCTTATAATTGCAGAACTAAATAGAAAGATTTTTGAAATTGATGAAGTAAGATTCTCATCAATTGATAACTTGAGTCAAGATGTTCCTATTGAATTTAATGAAATAATTCAACTAAACAATCTAACAATTAATATAGAGCTACTAGACTAATGGGAGTTAATAAGTTTACACCTAATTCTAGAAGATACCACAAAACAAACTTTGTGGATCTACTGGAGTTAATTACTCCAGATGTTTATATAGAAGAAGATATAAATCTTAGTGGAGAAGGTTTAAATCCAGTATCACAACTTATAAACTGTCACGTTAACTTAGCAAATAATTTTTCTAAAGTAATTTCATTATCATCAGTAACTGGAACTCAAACTAAAAATTTAAATAACGTAAGTGGTATTTCTCAATACTTTGTAAAACAAAATAAACTTACAAATATTTCTCCTTACGATTTTGAATCCAAAATACTTCTACCATTAGGAACATCTTTAGCTAATTTTGATACAAGCGCAGAATTTAATTCTTATTTATCAAGTGTTTTATTACCAAAAATAATACCAGCCACTTCAACATCTCCAGGACAAATACAAGCTAATATTTCCACATTATCTGCATTAACAGGAGATAGTAATGCTAGTAGTGTCCATAACTATCTTGTAGATTCTTTAGGTTGGTTTTATTTCCTAAATACTTCAGGTAGAGGTAATCTTACTTACTCTCCTTCAAGCTATGTGTTAGAGTCTTTAAATACTCTATACATGGGTAATAAACTTGAAACAGTTGATGGAATGAAGGGTTTAGTAGAACACCTGTGGAGAAACAATTCTGTCTGCTCGTTCGATGCTTACATTCCAACTTCATACATTTCTGGAACAGCAGACGCAGTATTGAATACTTCTTCATCTTCTCCAGTTGCTACTTATACAAGTGGCATACAAAAGCTTGAAGCACTTAAGACTTTAGTTGATGTAGTTTATTCTCCTATTTATATTGATCAGACTGATTACTCTGTAAAGAATGCACTTGATGAGTTTTTAGATTCAGGAATGTACCTAGACGATCTAACATCTAAAGGACCATATAGAAAGTTCTTAAATACGTTAGGATATCAATTTGCAGATATTAGCGATCAAGTAGAGAACATTGGATTAATATACGATATTGAGAATGTACGAGATGAGCATCTTCAATATATTGCAGATCTAATTGGATTTAAACTAAGAGGTAACTCTGCTGCAAAATGGAGACAGCAGCTTCTCACAGCTATTAGTCTTTATAAATCAAGCGGTACATTAGCAGCAATTCAAGCTGCTATAAACTTGTTGATCGTAGATTCTGTGTTTGATGTATCAGGAAAAGTACAAGAGCTTTGGGAATCTTATCTACCTCACATCATTTGGTACTCACTTGGAACTGAATCACCCTTATTTAAAGATTTAAATACTTGGACATTTGGAATTGCTAATAGAGCAAATGTTCATCAATATAACACAAGTAGTCTAGAAGAAAATCTAAAGATTGTAACGGATTCAATCATACTAGATTTATACAAAGCATTTCCTAATAATTTCATATTCAACGGAAAAGTTTTTGATCCTCCTAGACTAATGGTCTTAGATAATAAGACGGGTGAAGAGGTTGGTCTATACACATTAATAGGCGAACCCGACATGAAACCTTTCCATATTATGGAAAGTAGTAGTGTAGGATTCCAAGCGTATAAATTTAATGCTAAGTTAGCAGGAGACTCAAATGCTTTCCAAGCTGCTACAAATTATGGTGTACTAGGTTCAGGAGTTTACTTAGCTGGAGAAGAGGAGCTTCAAAGAGGCGACACTGCTATTTATCTAAAGCCTGTTGGTGATTTTAATTTCTTATTTAACTATAGAGAAAAAATAAATTATCCACTCCCACCTTTTGAAGAAATAAAGTATTACAAAGATTGCAGCATAACTGCTGAGATGGTTGATTTCTTAGTTGAGAGACTAAAGTGTTTCAGAGTTAACAGTGATTTCTCTGAAGAAGTTGGTCAATTCCTATTAAGTAGTGTGGTTAGTGCCGATAATGATTTAGGAGCTTTAAGCGACTGGTTAATGTTCTTTAGCTCAATTCAAAATCCACCAAACTTTGATGAATTCATACTTAACATTTCTAACTTTGATAGAAATTTATTAAGTCTTTGGTGTGGTAAATCATCTCACCTATTTGTAAATTTTGAAGATACGGATTTTGATTTTAGTAAAACTACATTAGAGGGTGATGGTAAATATGCTCTGTACGAAGCTTCAAGAGTAGTTAAAGAATTCTCACCTGGTCACGCAGTTCCAAAAGTAAATCTTACTGGAAGTTCGGTAGATGATTTTACTATGTCTGCCACAAAGTATGATTATGTTGGAATAGATAGAGATACTTATTTTACTTCTTATACATCAGCTTCAGTTTTAGGTAACTTTGAATATAGCGGTGCTGCTATGAGTTTTGCCACAGGAGGTGGTGACACAACAGGATTAGGTTCAGATTCTGGTAGAGGAGGATTAAGCACATTTAAGCGTGCCTCTGCTGATAACATTTTAGATAATTTACTATCTTCTGTAACCACTATAACTCCTGTACAGAATGTAGCAAGAAGAGCAACAAGAAGACGTAACTTAAAATATTTATTACCTCATGAAGGCTATTATGATCGAACAGGTTTTAATGGCCCAATAACTTATGATCCCTCTGTTTATGAATCTTCATTCCCTTCATCCTTAGGTGAACTAACTTTAGGTTATGTTGCTTCAGCAGGAAAATTCCATCCTGTAGTAGATCCAGTTAACCCTTCTGGAGTTTGGCACGCCTGTGAAAAGTACGATTCACCAAGAGCATTCTCTGGTATATACACAAGTAGCACATTCCCTTATAGAGGTCTTTCCTCATTAGGTTCTAACGCAAAAGCTCCAGAGGAAGGATCAAGACCCTCTCGATATGTTGATAGAGGACAAGTTCCTCAAATTTACATAACGATGAACAAGGCTCTATATGAAAAAGCTAAGTCGTTATCTAATGATATAATTACAAAAACCACTACAACTACTTATTCTAAAAATACTTATTGGAAGAACAATATTGTAAGTTTAGCTAATGAAGCTGTAGCAAGTGGTATGGTAATTAATTCTTTTGCTGATTATGAAAACTTTAGCTTTGGAAAAGGATTACACGAACTATACAGAGAGTACGCTAAGTATTTTACAAAGCATAGTTTGAATCCTAAAGAAATGGATAACACTGGTGGAAATATTTTTGCTCATGTTTACGGGCAAGGATTGTACAACTGTAATTTTGAACTTGCTGGTTCTGCTGTTAGTAACCTAATAGCAACAGATGCTTATACTTCAAGTGCTATTGATGTTAACAGTATTTGGAAGGCTGGTGCTGATGGAACTACTGTAGTCACTACCAGTGCTCAAGCGGTTATACCTCTTAGTGGAACATTTATAGAAGGAAGAGCTTACAATGCAGAATTTAGAAATCCTCACATTTTAAGTGGTATTGAATTCTGCGATATTTCTGGCGCTCCAAGACTAAATAATTTCTCAATATTTAAATTAAATTCCTCAGGTGCTGTAAAAGGTATGGACGATTATCTAATAGAAAACACAGTAATAAAGTGTAAATCTGTTGGAGGATTACCAAGAATAAGATTTGATTTATCATCTTACGGAGATAGAAGAAATTACTTTATAAAGGATCACAGATTTAATTTAAAAATTAAGGCTGTTGTAGCAAATGAGTATGAACCTACTTTAGGTGGTGCTCAAATGGGTGTTTGGATTCACACTCAACCTGTTAGCGGATTGATTTGGTCGTGGACCTCTCAAGGCTGGAATCCCATGAGAACTTCTGAGTTGTCAATATCAAAAGTTTTACAATCGTCAAATATTTATAACTTTGAAATTAAACCTCCAACAGGATTAGCCTGTTTAGGTAACTTCTCTACCCCAACATCAGAAGTTAATAATCTCTCAATACAAAATTTAAAAGAAGAGTATTTTGAAACTTATTCTTTAGATTTTGATACTAGAAATTATACTGTACAAAATAACTCAGAGTATTTAGAAATTATTCCTATTAAAGATCCTGAGTACAAAATTACAGAACAAGTACATAGAGATGATACTAACTATATTGTAGAAATATTCTTAATACCAAACCCTAAAGTTTATTTATTAATTGATTCTATTCAATTACAAGATCTTACTTTAAGAGATTGGGCTGCTATACCTTTAGGTTATGGTATAGAGACAGAAGGTATCCCATTAGTTCCCTTTGTTAAGGAAGATTTAATGTATCTTGAAAAAGAAGAGTTAAGAGATGTTTTAAAATTCTTTAACGGATTAGCTGGATTTGAGACTGGATTATATTCAACATCTCTCGCTTCTAGAGTAGCATCAACAACTTCTGGAATCTTGGAAGTTAGTGGTGGAAGTAGATTAAATTATAGAACTAATCCTGATTGGGTGCCTAATGTTAAAGCAGCCACCTATAATAACTATACAAGTGTGGAGTTTGATAACTAATGAGAGGCGAAGTAGAAATTTGGTCTGGAGATGAGTTAGTTCTTAGAGAACCCAACATGATCGTTGACGGTGCTGGTGAACTATTGGCTGATATTATGACTGTCTCTAGATCATTGTCAGGTATTAATAATACAGCAACTTCAGCTATACTAGATGCATCTAACTATAGAATTCAGGCAATATCTTTTGGAACTGGTAAGGATGCATATAATGCAAATGCTCATTCTTTTGATGCTACAAAACAATTTTTAGCTGCAACCCGTGCAGGAGAACTTAATATTAGCGGAGTTGTTGCTACTGTAACTTTTATATCTTCTATAGAAAATTATTCTAATACTGATACTACTTTAGTTATTCCTCCCAAAGCTGGATTACCTGTGCCTCCAGATCCAATTCTAACGGTTCTTGAACCTAATATACAAATGAATGCTATTGTGGGAGGTGTTCCAGTTAGCTCTGTATTTCCCTCAAATGGACAATTAACTAATTTCATGCCTTCAGCTATTTTTAGTAGCATGATGCAAAATACTGTGTTTAGTTCAACACTATCAGCAGTAACTGTAGCAAGTTTATTAGGATGTTTTCCTGATGGAAGTGGAAAGCTTCCTGTAGGAAGTTCTTATCATAAACAATATATTCGGAGAGGCAGCACAGATATTAATCCATTCATTGGAGCCGCTATAATTCCTGTGATTGGTGGATTTTTTAATGCTGCTAGTTCTATGGATGTATCTGGATTTGTTAATATGGTTATGTCTAGCGTTCCTAGAGCAGGTTATTCTATGAGTAGTGTGGCTAGTGGATTATGTGTTTCTGCTAATGCTAACTTTTCTTCAAATGGTATAGTAGAATACTCAGTGGGTTTAGCTTCAGGAGATGTAGGATTTGCAAATATGTATGGTGGTATTTATCACCTAGGTTTATGGACTATTGATATGCAAAAAACTCTACAAGCTGGAAATAGTCCACCGTTTGCATTCAGACAACTAAATAATCCAAGGAAGTATAAACTTTTTTGTAGGAAGGGTTTAAGTAAAAATTTAGGATTTATAGAAGGCAATAATGCAGATTATTTGAATAGAGATCTAACTATTAAGTGGAGATTAAGATTCTTATGAAAAATTTTATAGACGATTTAGGAATCAACGGACACCTAACCATCATTAAATTAAATAAGGATGGTTCTGAGGAAGTGTTATTAGATGATCCTAATATGATTGTATCGGGTATGGGTGTAGGGCTTTCATACCTATTCACAGGATCTGGCTCCAATAGTATTTTAGATTATCAAATTGATAGATTCCAAGTAGGTGTATCTGGTCCTCCTGCTGGAGGAGTAACTAGCTCAATATTTCAACTCTCTGGAGCTTTAACTGGAACAGAGTACGGATCAAATAGTAATCTTTACATAGACACTAGAGATCAAATAACTAATACAACTATATCCACAAATAGAATATTTGCTTTAATCCCTAAAGGCAAAATAACAAGAATAGGTAATTCCTCTGTCAGATATACTTTAGTATTAGACGAGGATGCTTGTAACAATATAAGTAGATCTGGATCTAATTTAAGTTTAAATGAAGTAGGAATGTTCATGAGAAATCCTACAGGTAATGCTAATCCAAGACCTATTTTAGTATGCTATAGAACTTTTAGTAATATACGAAAGACTAGTGATTTTAGTCTAATCTTCAGATGGACATTGAACTTCTAAAATGCCTTTTAATAGAAACGATATTTATACCAGTAGTGGTAGCGTAAAACTTTACAATTCTTGGACTCCTTATGTGTCCAAGTATGATACTAGTTCTTTCTATAACTGGGAGCAAGATAACCTTCCACTTTACGATCTAGAGGAGCGAACATACGAGCTATGGGAACAAG